GTTTGGCGTCAATCTTTTATTCAACCCAAAGGGCGTTCTCGCCCTTATTTGTCGTTTATTGCTATTTGTTTGTTATACCAATCTAATATTTTTAGTGCTTCGTAATTTATTCTTTCTACCACAATTTTTCCATTGCGTGTCATCACAACATCATTTTTTCTTATTTGTCTTAAAATTGTATCTCTCATTATTCCCTCTTTTAGTTTAATTCGTTGTTTAATTCATTGTATATTTTTAATAAATCTTTATAATATTGTTTTTGTTGGTTTGTTATTCTTCCCTCCTGTGTTGTTGTTTTTTTATTAAATTCATCTATTTTTTTAATTATATCTTTTATTGTCATTAAAACATCTCCAATATTTCGTTTCTGCCATCTATTTTCGCTTGTTCAACTTTATCATTACAAGCATCTTGTATAATATCTATTTTTTGTTCGTATTCAATTATCATATTATTATTTATCATTCCATTTCTATATCCTATTCCATATATTACTTTCCCAATCATCCAACATAATCCAATAATTATTATTATTGTACTTATTTTTTCTATTTTATTCATCTTTTCCTCCATTTTTTATAAATTAAAGCAGGGCTTTTATTCACCCTGCTTCATCTCTTTACCTACATAATATTCTTTTCCTTCTTTGCTTGTGTGTTTCCACAAACTTACCTTTAATTGCTTGCAAGTGCCATCACTCTTCGCAGTCCCAGGTATATCAAAGAAACAAAAGAAGTCTGGACTTTTGTCACCTTTCTTGTTCTCGTTCGCTACCATACGAAATTCAAGTGTTTTATTACCATTTTTTATAATCATTTTTTATCCTTTTGGTTATGGTTATACGCTAGTATAATATGACCGCTTGACGAGCGCAGCGAGACAAGTCGTCATAAATAAACAAAGGATAAAAAATACCCGTTTCGCTTCTTTAGTCCTGAAAGTACCGTAAGTACCATGTTTTTTTTCTAGGACTTATATATAGATATCTCGTGTGAAATAAATAGTATAATTTTATGGTACTTTCGGTACTTTCGGTACTGGCCAGGGGTAGCCCCCCATTAAAACCCGTCAGGGTTGTGTGAACATATCCCAAGTATTCACTAGTTAGTACTGGGACGGATTACCGCACGCAAAAGACATAAAAGTAGGTATGGGTGTAGTTGTAAAAAATATAGGACTACGGAGCTGCAAAATCCCGAAAGTACCGTAAATTTCTGAACAAACGGGTGATTTTGTCAATTTTTAACACTATATTATTAGTTTGACAACATTTTTTTTACAAATTTATAGGACTAAAAAAGCAAAAAAGTTAAAGTAATTTGTTAACTTATTGAAATAAGTCATTGAAAATAGTTTAAAAAAAAAATTTATGGGACTAAAATAAGAATTTATAGGACTTTAACTTATTAAAATAATATATTGATGTTACGCTATTATTTTGATTTATCAACGGTTGACAGATTTGTATTTGTCTATAAAAGTAACACAAATATGATTTTTGTACTGTACTTTTGTATATACAAATGTATATACATTGAAAAATTTATAGGATTTTAATAGGTTAAGTTAAAGTTATTTGTTAAGATGTTGTGATAAGTGATTGAAAATACTGCGAAATCTTCTTCTGAATGTGCGCGGAGCGCCAAGCAAAATGCTGTTTAAGTGCTTTTGTCCTTGATTTATTACGCTTTTTTGTCTATATTGTATTTAAAAGGAGAATAAGCTTGAAAATAATTTCTAGAAATTCCGAAATCACTTATGATTATAATAATCCAGCAGATTTAGACCAAATGCCAGAACTTAATTATGCCCCTAGACCTTGCTTCCTCCCCCTCCATGAACAACCTTGGAAACATGGCGTCATTATAGCTCATAGACGTTGCGGAAAAACTTACGCCGCTATCGCTAAACTCCTCGAACGCGCATTCAAAGAACCCCCTCTCCCCTCAGGCCTACCTCAACAGGTCCTCTTTACCTCCCCTCAACTAGACCAAGCTGTCCAAAATACTATGCCGCTGTTCACAACCATCGGTAAAAATGTCATAGCAGATATTAATAAAGGTACTTCTACTATCACTCTCATAAATGGCGCTCGTATCATATATTGCGGAGCTAAAACTATCGAAAAAGTCCGTGGACTCTACCTCACAGGTTGGCTCTCCGATGAGGTCCAGGCCCCTATCGAAAATGCTTACTCAGATATCATCTACCCTGCTATCGCAGATACCGATGGTTGGACCCTTCGTATCGGTACCGCCCGCTCAGATGATGACTACTTGTTATATAATACTTATAAATACCTGAAAGAAAAACACGGCAACGACCCTGAATGGATTTTCCTTAAATTAGGTATTAATGAATCTAACCTCTATAATGATGAAAAATTAAGTAAAATCAAAGAAGAATTCTGGAATGCGGGCAGAGCAGCTAAAAAATCTTCAGCACAAATTCAACAAGGATGGAACTGCGAATATGAAGCAGATTTCTCATTCATAGATGAAGGAAAACCTAACGTGTCAGCTAAATTTTATGAACCCCTCTCCAATATCTTTAATAATAATAAATTCGTGGATACAGACCCTGGAAACCCAGCTACCCCTCTGCCAACCACAGCTGTCCTAGATATAGCTTCAGGTAATGGTCGTGACTATACTGTCGGCGTCCTGGGTTCTTACTCTGTCTCCTCAAATGACTCTATCGTCCATATAGATAATATTATTTATGATAATGATAGAAATTTAACCCAGTGGGCAGAACAATTTAAACAAATTGGTGTCAAAAATGTCGTTTTGCCATTCGATGCAGCAGAAACCTCTAAAGAATCAGGATTAAATTTATTCGATTTCTTCCTCGCTCGTGGATTTAAGGTTTTTAAAATTAAACGCTTGCTACATAAAGTACAAGAAGAACACGCCGAATGGTTGCTAAATCGCTCAACTTTCGATTCAAAATGTGTCGCAGGACTTCGTGAACTTGGTAAGTTCGATGAGTGGGCAACAAGACATAAGCTTTCTCAAGATGTGGCCAGCGCAATATGTTATGCAGGACAGTATTTCCGTAAAGTTGATATTAAAGAAATGCGGGCGTCTAAAATCAATGCTTATTATGAAGCAAATAAAGGAAAACAACTCTACGAAAACTTTGATATGCTTTCCCCATTCTGTGCGCCAACTACAGGAGGTTTTTTCTCTTGACCTTATTTTAAATAAGTGCTATATTATATGTATAATATAAGGAGAAAATATTGCATACACCTTCTACTCCTACAGTTAATCAACCGGCGTCTGCAACAGACCCGCGATTTTCTACGTCTGGTATATTAAATGCTCATATAAAAGAACAAAATCGCCAGGGTTTATTGTCTACATACGGTGGGCGCACAGGTCAAACTATGAATATTAATAAGTTCGCTGAGAAAAAAATATATTCTCGTGACCCTAGTGCAGTACCAGTTTTAGAAAAATTAGCTCAATTGTATAAAACAGCCTCAGATAAATCAAATGCACCAGGCGTAGGCAATGATAATACGTCTTCTAAATCAAAAGCTAAAAGAAATATTGCTGCATATAATGAAAGTGTTGATGCAATTGATGCGTTCTTGGCTTCTTACAGTACAGATAGTAAAAGTAATTTAACAAAATCTACAGGCGCACAAAAAGCAGAACAACCACTCAATTATGACAATAGAGTGGTTCATGCTAATAATTATGGCGCAGGAAATAAAAACGAAATTAAAACTTCGGTAAACAATGTAGGAATAAATACAGCAGAAGTGTTTAATCAAGTCGCAGCTAAGGCAAAAAAACAAAATAAAGTTAACCCTACAAAATAGTAGGAGAATTAAATGAATAGTTATGAAAATGAAGAACTTATAGCAAGATATTCTAAAAGAAAACAATATTTGTATTCTATGAAGCAAAATTATTTGCCAATATATCAAGAGTTGGCAATATTAGGCGACCCTAGAAATGCCTACTTCACGGTACGCAGAAGCAATGGTGACATCTCACAAGTGACTGCCAAAACAGATGACACTCTCCAATCCTGCCTCCCCCTGCATGCGGCAGTGATGAATTCTTTGCTTACCCCTGCTGCGTACCGATGGCACTCCATGGTGTTCCCAGATAATGAGATACAAGAACAATATGGGGACCAGTTGGCTTTCCAAAATGAATTTATTTATAAAAAACGTTATTCTTCATTGTCTAACTTTACTTGCGCAATGAATACTTTATATATGTCTAATGCATTGTATGGTTGGTATGTTTTAGAGTTATCTAAAGATTTAAAACACAAACAAGTGTGTTATAGAACGTTGCCAATTAAAGAATTTGTTATTGACCAAAATGAACGTGGGTTTGTGGACACATTTTATCGCACAGTTAAATTCACTTATCGTAATTTACGTCAGCGTTTTCCAAAATATATGCCAAAAAAAGTTCGAGAAGGGACATATCAAGATAATCCATATGCGTGGTTGGACGAAAATATGGAATTATTACATGTTGTTGAACCGTCTTTAACAAAAGCAGGCAAATATGATTCTATATATATAGATATGACATCAAGAGAAATAATTCAAAAAACAGAAGAGCCATATTGTAAATATATTGCTGGTAGAGCATCCACGTTTTCTAACACAAATGACCCATATGGATTCTCTCCAGTTATGTCAATTCTCCCTTCTGTGAAAAATTTGAATGCTGTTGCGTTTGATTTAATTAAAGCAACTCATCATGCGTCTCGTTTAGACTTGTTGGCAGGAGATGATATTATAAATCCACGTAATTATCAAGATGTTACATCTGTTATAAATGGTGGTATGGATTCAGAAGGGCGTCCGCAAGTTTCTGTATTAGCACAACGTGATATGCCAACATTGGATTATATGGTTCAGGCATGGCAAAAGAAAATTAAAGACACTTTGTTTGTAGATATGTTTATGTCTTTACAAGAAACTCAAAGTCGTAGTGCAACAGATGCTATGCTGAAAGCAAATGAACGTGCAAATATTGTTGCACCTATGGGAGACCGTATCGCACGTGAATTATTGCAACCAATGATTGAATTAGAGTTAGCAATGTATGCAGAAATGAATGCATTACCACAATTCAGTAAAGAGCTTAAAGGAAAAGTTTTTGATATAGTATTAGATAACCCAATGCTGCGAGGTCAAAGATTAGATTCTGCAAACGCTTTGTTGAATATGGGAAATACTTTAGCTCAAGTACAACAAATGGATACAGAATTTAATATTGACCGCACAAAAATTTATTTGGCGTCTGCATATAATATTCCACAAACTGTATTAAATACTGAGGATGAAAAATCTGCGATTGTTGCTGCTAAACAGCAACAAGCTCAAGAACAAATGATGATGGAAAATGCTGGAGGAATTGGTTCTGGTATTAAAAATCTAACCGATGCTGGCGTTAACATGGAGTCATTAAACCAACAACAGGCCTAGAAATGAAGGATAGGAAGAACTATAAAATGACTGACAAAGTGGAGCTTTGGTTAAAACAAGCTCCTATGCCAGATGTTGCAACCTGGCTGCGTAGTCTTTATATAGATAATATACTTTTAGTAAGTACTAACAGCGAAAATCGCTGGGCAGAGTACGGAAAAAAACTAATGGTTGATGAGATTTTAGGAATTCATAGGGATTTAAAATCTCCAAAACCAAAAGCCCTCCCAGTATCTTCTGGGGAGGAATTACTAGGGGTCTTGTACCCAGAACAAAAAGGAAGCACAGATGAGTGAAACTAATCCGGTGGAAACACCAGAAACACCACAAGAGCAATGGTACGACTCGTTAGGGTTGGACGATGAAGCTAAAGGTGTTATACAAAATAAAGGCTGGCAAGATGCAGGAAGCATTATTAAAAGCTATAGGGAATTAGAAAAATTCTCTGGCCGTGACAAAAGCGACTTTCTTGAAATACCAAAAGGCGAAGACGCTGATTATTCTGCGGTTTGGTCTAAACTAGGTAGACCAGAAAACCCAGATGGTTATGAGTTGTCAGAAGAGCAAGATATTGCAAAATCTGCTAAAGAAGCGTTTTTTAATGCTGGTTTAACCAAGAAACAAGCTTCTCAATTACAAGAATGGTTTGAAAAGTATGCTCTTGATTTTGATAAAGCTAATAAAGAAAAATATGCTCAAGAATTAGATGAGCGTAATGGAAAAGCTATCGAAACTTTGAAAAAAGAATGGGGAGCTAATTTTGAATCTAACGCCGAATTATGCAAAACAGCTGTTCGTAAATTTGAAATTACTGACGAACAACTTGATGCAATCGGAGATATAATCGGACCAGATAAGGTGGCAAAAATGTTTTTAGATATGGCAGTGCGTACAGACGCAGATAAACCGTTGACCGGATATGAATCCGGCGGCAAAGAAACTCCAGAACAAGCGAAAGCTCGTATTGCAGAATTGCAATCCGACAGTTCGTTTATGGCAAAAGTTGCAGCTAATGATAAAGAAGCTGTGGCTGAAATGATTCGTTTAGCTAACTTAACAGTGGAGGATTAATTATGCAGGTTGGAGAAAAAATGATAACTGGAAAAAAGAAATTATACTTTTTGCCAACGGTTGACACGAAAGAATTAATTAAAAAAGAAGATTATGTTATTGCGGTAGAGTTTGATAATACCGATATGACGGAAAAAGTTCGTTTCTTAAATGGCGATGCTGTACAAGCGTTTGCTGTTTGTGACACAGACGAAGAACTGCAAGCTGCTTTCGATAAATTTTTGGAATATACGAAAATTTATTGGGAAAAGCGTGCAATCACAGACCCAATAGAAAAAGAGTTACAATCCAAATACGTTGAAATGTATCATGAGTTTGTAGACCCTGATTTTGGGAAAATAATCAAAGACCGTCATGACCCTGAAAAAGTTATAGCGGAATATGAACAAAAGGAAAAAGAAAATGCAACTAGATAATGCTTTTAATGCCGCAGGATATATAGATGAAGGTCGTTTAGACCATGCATTTATGGGTGCAATTTTGGATACACTAAAACTTACACAGCATATGTATAAGCGTGAAGATTTAGCAAAATTGTATCACTTCTTGGGTGACTTGTTTGAAAACGGGGATTTTTCTTGGGCAGGAGATATGCCTTTTGCGCCAAGCGAAATAAAACCTTTGACAAAAGCTCCTAAAAAGAGTAAAATGTCAAAAGAATAAAACAAAGGAATCAATCGCCCTTTGTTTTAATGTGGCACAACCTTCATAGTGACGAGTAGGAAGCGGCGGCCTCCGAGACGTCCCGAAGGCGTCACGATAAAAAGATTTAGCGGTGGCGAGATTCGCAGTCTCACAACCAGCGCAACAGTCTAGCGGTTAAGAAAACTATTAGAAAAAAGGAAATAACAATGGCAATGACAGACCGTACGTTATCTACCATCTCTGCGCAGTTTTCTACGCTGGTCGGTAGTTTAGCACAACAATCTACAAATAAAACAGCGCCTTCAACTATGTTTAAAACTGGTTTGAAAGGAAATGTTCCACAACTGATTACATACATCAGCAAAGTTACTTTGACAACTTTAACAAACGCTCAGTTGCGTACTGTACATGATACAGCAGCTGCAACTCCAACAGCAGATACTCGTTATTTGCCGGCTCCAGAAGAAAAGCGTGTCAAATTCTTGTTTGCTGAAGAATCTGATTTGTTGCGTTTGGTTTCTATGGAATCAGGTTTGATTCAAGAAACAAACAAAGCTTTCCAGCGTGAAAAAGATATTTCTTTTGTTAAAGCTTTCTTGGGTAACGCAATCACTTCTCTGACATGGACAGATGCAACTGTATCTACTCCAGGTAACTTGCAATTACCAATGTCTTATGTAGCGTTGCCAGCAGCTAATACAATTACAGCTACTGCAGGCTCTACAATCACAGCTAACTTGAAGAAAGTTTTGAAATTCTTCGAAGCTAATGACGTTGATTGGCGCGCATTGGGCTTGCGTTTGTACCACAATTCTAAATTTGCAGAATTGCTGCGTAAAGATGCTGAATGGTATACTTGGAACACAGCTGGTGCTACACCAAATGCTACTGGCGAATTGAAGCCATATTTGGGCTTTGAATTTATACAGTTGTCTGAAATCGACATTTTGAACGCTACAAATAGCGCTGTTGATAAAATGTTGATTGCAGCTGGTAAACCAGTTTGTACAGGTATTTGGAAAGATTTCAATACCACAACTTCTGTCCGTCATGATAAAGACGAAGCAATCCAAATCAACAGCTATATGATGTTGTCTTCTGCTCGTTTGAACGAATGGCAAGTTTGTGTGTTGGATATTTCTGCATTATAATCCGCTACCCCTCCCTACGGGGAGGGATTGTTTATATCATTGGAGGTTTTGATGAATACTTTAAGCTATACTGATATTGCAAATATGGCACTTGATTGGTGTGGTGGTGCTATGTCAATTCAAAACATAGATGATACAAGCAATCCTGATGCGGTGTTATGTAAACGTAATTTAAACATAGCAATACGTTCTGAATTAGAAAAATATGAATGGATATTTGCTCACAAAAGAGTGGTAACACCAGAAATTACAGAAGATGACGAAGCTTTTATTCCTGGTTATCATGGTTATGTTTTGCCAAACGACTTTTCTCGTTTGTCTATGTATACGTTTTTTGATAATGCCCCAAAAGCCGTTTCTGAATATTGGCCTGGACATGGGTATTTTATAGAAAACGGCCATTTGTATGTTAAGTGGCCTTTGTTGGAATTATGTTATAATTCTAATTGGGTAGATATTGCTAAATGGCCAACTTTGTTTTGTGATATTGTCGCTTTAAATTTAGCTCAACGTATAGCACCAAAAATCAAAGGTATGGACGCAGATGTTATGTATTTTGAGAATATGTATCGCCAAAAATTAAAAGACGCCCGTAGGCTTGAATTGATAGGTGTAGAAGCTATGCAGGGCGGAACATCTAT